AGGATGAATCGACAGTTGTTGGCAAACTCTTCAATGAAAGCACGAAGTGCTGGTTGAGTCGAGTTTGCTTGTAGGTAATCTGCCTCATCGAGGATAACAACCTTCTTTGCATCAGTTAGACTAATGGTAGAAGCGAATCCTTTGATCTTTGTACGGAGTGTATCAATACCCGATTCTTCCGATCCGTTGATCATTAGATACTCTGCACCAATCTCATTACATAGTGCTTTGGCAACAGTGGTCTTGCCAACTCCAGCTGTTCCACAGAACAGGAAGTTTGGCAATTCACCTTGTGTGATGTATTCCCTAAATGTTTGTTTTAGGGATTCGGGTAGCACGCAGTCATCAATCTTCTGTGGGCGATATTTCTCGACCCACAGATACATCTCGTTACGAGACTCAATCATAATATAGTTACCTCAGATTAAAATTCAAAAGTAGAATCAGCCTCAACTGCTACATAATAAACCAAGTCAGTGCTTGGTGATTTAAAACGAGAGATTTTCTTGCTAGAGATACTGACATTGTAATCTCCAGGAAGCATTTTAAGATTCTCAACCTTTAGGTTAACCTTAAAGGTCTTGTCAGTCGTGCCAACTGGCTCACTGTAAGAATTACCAGTAGCATTCTTCTTGTCTCCAACAAGAACATTAATAGTAGATCCATCACCAACGATTGATACATCTGCTGCACGAAGAACAGAAGCAGTCTTGTTGATCATATTCAGCATTGATGCTGAAAGAGTGAAGTTGATTTCTGCATCAGGGAAGGTGATTGCTTTCTGAGGTGCAGTTAGGACAGTCGCATCAGCTGCAAAAAACTTGATGTTACTTGAACCTTGTTTGATTGAAACAAACTTGTCGTTGAATTCCAATTCAGGATCATCGAACAAAGACATCGCACCCAAGAACTCATTGAGATCGTAGATACCAAAGTCGGGGAATGTTTCGGTTACAGTAGCATCAGCCATCACATTCTTCTGTGCGCTAATTGTCGCTAGTTTGTTTCCATTCTTAAGAAGCAGGTTGCTGTTGATTCCAGCAAAATTCTTAATTAGGGATACAGTTTCTTTAGAGAGTTTCATTTAGTTTCCTTTTCAAAGTGTACATTACTATGTATAAAACATTATACCCCAGAAAGGGGTATATGGCAAATTTATTTTGGCATCATCAACGCATTGAAGTTAGCAGGAACAACAATGGTCTGAACCTTACCTTGCTTGATACCTTCAGAGATATTAATCATGGCTTGTGCTTGCATATAAGCAATAGATTGTGCACCTTGATTGCTCAATGCTTGCATTCTTTCTGCTTCCATACGAGCAGTCTTCACTTCAACTTCTTTCTGCTTCAGTTCATTCTTTGCACGAACAAGATCGTTAGCCGATGCAACAACAGAGTCAGCTGGCACAACATTACGAATAAGAACCTGTCCAACAACTAGACTGCCATCAAGTTTCTCGTCTGCAAGAGACTTTTGGATCTGCTCTTTGATGGCTTGTTCCATTGCTTGGCGATTGTCTGCCATATCCAATGCTTCATACTTTCGTGCTTCTTTGTAGATAGCATTGCGAGCAGCTTGAACAATGTAGTTATACATCAGGTAAATATCACCATTGTGACGAGCATGGAATGCTTGGCTTTTCTGGCTATACAATTCAGCAACTTGTGCTTGGTTGATGTTATAGATAACCACAGCGTCAAAGTCTTTCATTGTGCTGTTATCTTTGGCAACAGGAGTCATGTCGTCCAACTTAACATTAACATCCTTGATGGGGAATGTCAGAACATCACCAATCAATACTTGATTAAACGAACCTGGAAGCAGTTCTCCACTTTGTACTTGCTTATCGAAGCCAACACGAACACCAACTTCACCAGTTTCGATTCGAGTGCAACCAGTAGCCAGAACAACTGCAGCAACCAGAGCAGAGATTTTCAAAACGCTTTTCATAATTATCCTTTAAAATAAAACAACAATACACACCAAAAACACTACCACCGCTAAAGAAATTGCTAGACTATATGAGCCTGTCTTAACAATTTCCCATTTCTCTTTACCTGTCATCTTACGGAAAATTTCAATTCCCATATAGAAGATGCCAAATAACATAACAAAAGTTAACAAAGATTTAATCATTTATTTTCCAAAGAGTATTTTACATCATGCTCATACAAAAACATCAAGCAGCACATTGCATGCGCTAGGTGATTCTTGCCAGTTTCGGGATCGTTTTGCTCTCCCTCTTTCCATGCCCAGAGATGCCTTTGCATTGCGTCAAAGTATCTTCGTTTCGAGTCTGGAACATGTTTCCAATTATCTGGTTCATATTTCTCCGCACCAAATGTTAGGATTTCTACAGTCGCCTTTAATGCGAGTGGTGGAACTAAACCATATTGTAGTTTACCTCCATCAAATTTTCTACCACCTGTTGTGGCTAATTGAGATGCTTTTACTTCTTCTGGTGTTGGCATAATTTTCTCCAAATGAAACAACAAATGGACACTCCGAAGAATGTCCATTGATTACTCACTCAATTAGGCTGTACGAGTAAATACAGAAGAACCAGCAACACGGCTAGCAATTGCAACCATTGCACGAGTTGGACGACCGATACGGTACTTAACAACTTCAGTTCCATTCACAACTGCAGGATTGCTGTACACGCAGTGACCTTGTTCACGCAAGTCACGGATTGTAGAAGCTGGATGTGCAATACCAAATGATGCTTTGATTTGCTTAGCAGTGAATGCTTTACCAGCGGAAAGGTGCTTCAACAGCAGGTCTTGTTTAGACATATAATATAACTCCATAATTAACAACCATCAAATGAAAAAAATCATCTGGGGGATGGCTAACCCCAGATGAAAAGGCAACTTAATTCTTAGACTTGGATCCCATTTTCTCGCAGGATCGCATTGAAGTCTTCGGTGTCTCCATCGACATCCATTGACTCATCAATGATCTTCTGAAGACGAGACAGTTCCATCTTATCTTCTTTTTGTACAGCAGCTTTGGCAGGTGCTGCAACTTTGACAGTCTTAGCCTTAGCCAGTTTGGCTACCTTAGCCTTAGCCTGAACGACCTTCGGAGTTTGCTTGGTAGCAATTTCCTTGGCGTATGCAGACAATTCTGCTTCGGTAGGAACAGGGAGTTGGTACACACCACGCTCGACCTTGTTCTTGTTGAACAACCAGTTAGGGTAACCAATCTTCTCACCCTTCGCACCAGTACGCTGGTCACGCAGAGTGTAATAGATTGCAGCACATTCTTTCAGAGTAATCTGAGGTGCTTTCTTGTACTGAGGATTAGACTCGATCACGGACACGACAAAACGCTTTTGTGACAGGGACAGGTTTGCAAATTTCAACATAATATATTTCCTTTAAAAAGTTTCAATGATTTCCAACACAACGAGATCTATTATACAACAACTGGGAATTAAAGACAAGTTCTTTCTGCAATAACCCCCAAAGTTGTAGGGGATTAGAAAGGGATCTCGTCTTCAGGCTTCGGTGCTACAACTTCTGGAGTTGCTACAGGTTCAGGTGCAGGGTTCGACACTTTATCGTAAAGGTCGATGAATGCAGCCTTCGTTGCAGCATCAAATCGGTTGCAACACAGTTGCACTGCTTTAGTGCGATCTTTGAAAATCGCAAAAGCACGAACGATGTGAATCATACGACGAGTCGTAATAGTTTCATCCACACCACCATCCTCGAAAGTGCGACGGATTGCATCAGCCCACTTCACGAGATTCTCTGCAAACTCTTCGTCAATGCACGAATAAGTTTCCATGAGATTCTTGATAATCTTAACTTCAACTTTAGCGTTGGGGTAATCCTGTTCGAATGTAACAGCGAATCGCTCCAAGAATGCTTCGTTCAAAATGTTCGTACCAATGTAACGACCATCGTCTGAACCCTTACCCTTAGTATTCGCAGTGGCAAACACATTGAATCCTTCTTTGGGTACGATCATCTCATTCTTGAGTTTGAAGTAGTATGGCTTACCTTCGAGAATCGGTTGCAAGCACAGCAAGGTATTTGCAGAGCCAGCATCAATCTCGTCAAGCAAGAGTGCAGTACCATTGCGCATTGCAATAAGAACTGGACCTTCGACAATTTCCACATTACCATCTTCCAGTGTTTTGGAACCGATGAGTTGTTCTTCGTCAGTCATCATATTAAGGTTAACACGAATCAAAGGACGCTTGTGCTTTGCACAAATCTGTTCAACCATCGTTGACTTACCATTCCCAGTTGGACCAGAAATGTATGCAGGATAAAAGATACCAGACTTGATGATGTGCTCCAAATCGGTGTAGTTACCGAATGGTACAAAGTTACTATCTTTCTTTGGAACCAATGCTGAGATATCAGAATAGTCCACTTTAAATGATTCTTGTTTCACAGGTTGCGCTTTCAATGCAGTGTTACCAACAACAGGGGTTGCTCCACCATCAATAGCGTACAAACCACGACCAACTTTATTTTTCATAAGCCAAAGAGGATACTTCTCTGTCTTCATTGCTTTCATAACATCCAAAAGTTCTGGACGACTGACAGTGCGGTTTGTCACAGTGTCAGGGTACATCTCAGCCAATTTAGATTCAAACATCTCACGGAACTGGGTATCAGTTTTTGCCATCACATTTTCTCCATAATAAAACACATCATTTCACACAATTCATACGACTATTATTACCTAAATCGCAATAAAAGTCAACACCTATTTTTCCCTGTAAAATCAACAACTTACGCAACATAAGACACGAACCGATTGAGTAGGACTCGGCTAGTCTTCTTAACATTGAGGAATTTGCTGAAGTTCTTTGCAATTGCCTTTGCATTTGCATCTGCTTTCACATCCAACTCACCCTCTTGAATAACAGTGGATGATTGTGGGATAAGGAACAGTTCATCACGACCAGTGTTCTTCACAGAAGCAAAGCCATTGGCACGGAATTCTTTTCTCCAATCTTCAATCAACAGAGTTGCGTCACCCTTAAACGCAGGCAGATTAGCATGCAATACACTGTTCAATTCACGACGACGATTAGCACAGATATGGAAGCCAAGCATTGCAATACCAAAACGATCTTTCATCATACGAAGAATCATCTCAGTCTGTTCAGCAGAATGCTTAGTGATCTCATAGGTTTTCTGAGTCACATCATCACGAATGAAATGTTTCACTTTGATTCTTTTGTACTGACCATTTACAGTCGCACTGTAAGAATCATCCAATCGTCCATTATAGGTATTCAACGAACCACCTTCACCATCAGAA